TATTTGTAAAACAAGTTATATATACACTATGATACCCCGGATCTACTAATACTGTCCATCTTCTCGGATCGGCGTTGGAATATGCATTGAAAATTTTAAGAACAACAAAACCATTATCTTTTAATCTCTTAATAAAATAACCAGCTGTCTTAATTTTATTTTTTACTTTATGTTCGGACCAATCTTTTCTCATATATTAATTAATTAATGCTGAAATAATATAAATCAATTCAGTATTGCCTTTGAGAAAATTACAGGTAATAACTCCCATATCAGTATTAATATTAAATTTAACTTCTTTACTACCACCAAAGCTAATTAATCTAAATGAATCAAAATTTACCGGTAAAGGTTTTTCAATATTACCATCATATTCTTCACTTAATAGGCATACAAAATTATCTGAATTATGTCTAGACCTATCTCCTAATTCACTATAAATTTTATTATCTTCTTCAAATATATATACTTTAGAAGTTTCAGTTGCAAAAGTACTACCTTTAAATAAAGTATTAAGTTCTCTCTCTTTAACTAAAAAATTATTATTAAAATTTAATTGTTTAATTTTTTCTACATTTAATGAAGGTTGTTTAATTATACCATCATCGAGTAAATGATATTTAAATTTATATCCATTTTTATTATAAGCAATATTATTTTCATTAATTTGCAATTCAATATCTGCAGAAGGGATAATATCTAAAACTCTTACTAATTTTTTTATATCAGGTAAATTTAATGTAGTTTTATCTACTAAATCAGTTTCTACTTCTATAGAAGTTCTACAAACAATAGTTGCATCTGCAGATGCTAAGGTACAATTTACTTTACCGGATTCAACAGATAAAATACATGCATCATTAATATTTGAGACTGGTACTAAAAAATTAGATACAAAGTCTTTTTTATTTTTAATTTTTAAATAACCCATAAACTAAATCTATTATATTAGATTTCCTCTTATTTATCCACTGACTTTTTTTTTGTTTGCCTTTTAATAGGTAAAGAAGTAACTTTTGTATTTTCAATTATTTTAGTTAAATTATCAACCTTTTTATTTAAATCATTTAAACGTGTATTTATTTTTTCTACTAATAGAAATAATTCATCTTTTTCAGTTGTATTAAAATTTAAAGTTAATTGATTTGTATCAGTTTCAACTATTTCATTTGATATTGGTTGACTTATAGGAAGTTTCATTGGTTGAGCTTCTTCTAAAGTAGACTCAGTAGAGGGTGCAGTCTGCACCGGTTCAGGAGCAGACTGCTGAGGTTGAGTATAGACTTGTTCAATTTGTTTCTTTATCTCTTCACTTGTTCCTCTTTTTAAAGTAGTAGCTTCGCCAATAATATTGCTATCCATTTTTTTAGCTTCACCATACATATTTCCCATAAAATTAAGCAAAACACTTCTTTCTTCCTCAGGGGAAAGTTGTCTAGTTAATTCTGGGGCTGGCCCGCCTTGAGGGGGATGACCAGGCATTGGAATCATTTCTGGTTGTCCGTCAGCCATTTTATTATACGTCTAGACCTTCAAGTAGCTCTTTTAGAACTTCATCTTCATTATTATCTTTCTTTTCTTCAACAACTGGCTCGCTTACCGCAGTTTCTACAGGGGTATTATTTTCCTCATTATTAAACATAACAGTTGTAGTAGTTGTAGTTGTTGTATCTTTAACATAATAATGCTCATCTAGCATAGTTTTTAATTCATCAGCACTTTTAATGCTGAATACATTCGAAAGATCAAAGGTACTATCATAAATTTCTTTATAATTATCTTCATCTAAACCATCAATTGCACTAGGCATTGCAAATTTAGAAGATACATAAGTAGGAAAGTCTCCTTGCTTTTCTACTTTAACCCTAAAATTAACACCGTTAGGACTTAAATCAAAGATACGAGGACCTAACTCAGATGCATCTTCACCTTCAATTGCATCAGTAATAATATTATGGATCTGCTTACCATAACGAAGCATTTTAACCTTACCATTATTTTCAGGATTAACAGGATCATTTACAACATAAACATTTACTAACCACTTTTCAGAACGAACAATTGCCTTAGCTTTTTCTTTTTCTTCTTCCGTACCTGTACGAAGAATCTTATATCGTTCTTCAGCAATAGGGTCTCTTTCACCAAAAGTTTGAAGAGAGATTGCACTAGTATATTGACCTGTAGCAAAACTATTCCAACCATGCTGATAATAATGAAAAAACGTCTTAGAAGGATCTTTAGCAAAAGGTAATAATCTTACTGTAAAAGTATTACCAGGGGGAGTCTTAAGGATATCACCTATTACACTCTTATTATTATCATTATCTGCAGCTAATGCAGACTTGATACTATCAAACATTGAACTTGTTATATTACTCATATTTTTATTATAGATTATATTTTTTGTTTATCAACGAATATTTTAAAATTATTAATTACTTTTTTAGCTCTAGAGCTTGAATAATATTTTGTTCTTATATAATTCAGTCTTGAAAAGTTTGAACTGTACATATTTTTTATTTCTGGGTCAATACTAGATAATATTTTTTCAAAATTATTAAAAGCAAATAATATAAAAATAATAATATCTCTATTTTTTATATGCTTTAAAAAAACGTTATATTCACTTTCTTTAACTACAAGATAGTTTTTAATATTAATATTTTTTTCTTTACAGTAGTTGTAAATAAATTTTATTGATTCTTGCATTTTTAATAATGTTTTTTCATCATCAGGATTATTTAAAAGAAACTTATCATTGTATAAAGTATATGCTTTAATAGCTTTTTGACTCAAATAAAATTTTAAATCAAAATAGTTTTCATTGTATACAAAATAAGGAGCTTCAAAAAAATCTTTTATCTTTAAATGATCAAATTTATTAAAAAAACTACCTAATTTATTAATAATAATATAATTTTCATCCGGAAAATTATCAAAATTCTTTCTATACTTTACTGGTTTGTTATTTATTTTTTTACTAACTTCTAAAAAATGATTATATATTAATTTTTGTTTTTCAGTCATTGAAACCATTAAATTTATTTAAAAATTTTGTTACGTATTTACTTTTTGTTACAGAAGGTTCAGTCTGTATATATTTCCTGATAGCAGTAAATTCATTCTCTTCTTCTATAATACTAATAAATATATCACGTAAAGCTTTATTTTCAAGTATTTTTAAAAAAACAGTTGCAAAATTCATTTTTTTATCATGCACCAAAGCTACAAAAGTACAGAATGAATAAAATGATTTTTCAAATTCTTCAGTTTGTATATCTTCGTATGGTGTATTAGATTTCATTTATAGGTTTTAAGAATTTAGTAATATTAATTATAGTATCATTTAAAGATCCACCCGATGCATCTTCATGACCACCACCATCCATAAGTTTAGAAGCCAATTTACCCATATTTAATGTGCATTCTTTACTTCTTCTCATATAAACTGCTTTACCCTTAAGATTAATTTGTATTACAAAATCTACTTTGTAATCTTCTATAATTCGTTCACCTATTTCATTAGGGCTAAAAGTAATAAAAACTCCTGCAACATTATAATTATTACCACCTATTTTTAAATTACCTTTATAAATTGTTTCTTCTTTAAAAAAATTATTAATTTTATTTTGAACTATTTTTAAAGCATTTTTATGAAAGGTAGTAAAACCAAAAAATCCTTCTTTAAAATCATCTTCAAATTTTTTAACTCTGTCACCGGTGTAACTCCAAAATACTTGATTTAACGGTAAACTAAAAGGTAAACTTAAAGTATAACTATCATAATCATCAATTAATTTTATTAGAAGTTTTTGATTTTTATTAAATTTATTTTCTAATTTAAAAGTATCATAAATTAATTTAGTACAAGAAGGATAATCTTTTATAATAGGTTTAGCATTTTTATAAACGTCTATCAATTCAGTATGTTCTTTATGGTGGTCAATTACAATAACATTTTTAAAGTCACATAATTTTATACCTTCTTTTTTTAAATTTAAATCACTTATAACTACTAAATCATATTTTTTAAAATTAAAAAAAGCAAGGTCAGTTAGAAACTTTTTTTCAGTGGTAACAGTATAACTTATATCTTTACCTTCATATGCCTTTTTCAAACATAAAAATGATCCTGCTCCATCAAGATCAGCATCAGTTATAATATGGACTTTTGGCATTAATTTTATTTAGTTCCTCTTTTTAATTACTCAACATATTAAGAGTATTGGTTAAATCAGCCATTTCACTTCCATCGTCATCAATGTTTAAAGTTTCATCTTCTGAAATAGTTAGAGTATCATAATTTAATCTTAATGCAGTAAAACCATAATTTGAACCATATCTATTTTTCATCATACCCATCTTAACTATACCTAATTCCTTATCCTCATCATCTTGAAAAATACTAAATATGCAATCAGCAGTTGCCGCCATACCAATTGATTCTGATATTGTATCTAAGCCAGGGTTTTCTTCATCATAACCTGAACGATTTAACTGAGTAGCAGATATAAAAGGACATTCAAAAACATAACTTAATGCTCTAATACCTTCAGCCACGTGTTTAACTCTTTCATATGAATTATCACCATATGGACTTTTAAGTAAGTTTAAATAGTCAAGAACTACTGCATCTACCTTTATACCTCTATTTTTAATCTCTGTAATATAACCCTGTATATTTTGAGGGGTTATAGTACTAGGGGGAAACTCTTTAATTAAT